CTAAAAGCAAAGGGCAAGGCACGACATGATATGTCAGGCTTTGTCATTCATGTATAAACTTTTGGAAAAGTTGCGTCTGGCGAATATTGTATAGTTTTTTAGGGATTAAATGATACTAAAATAATTATGATTACAATATGGCAAGTGAGAACAAAAGCAAAAGTATACATGATAGTCAATGGGAGTTGCATATCCAAGTTGACTTTAAATAAATATAAAGGTGGTATGCTAGACTGTTTGCTAGTATATAGTCTTACCAAAACTAAAACTAGCATGTTTACAAGGGCAGAAATACACGAAGAAACAAACTTTAAATAAGTTTCCTAGTGTGAGTAGTCTGAAAGGGTATATAAAAGAGAGTAGGGCAAGTCCCACGCTTTTATATCTGATTAGTGCAAAGGTTCGAAACTTTGTCAATGAGTAGCTCTCAAACTATGTGGCTACCTGTCCTTTTAAGCATTTTATATAAGGAGATATTATGACTGATAGATATAGAGTAGAGTTATCACTAAACATTTGGTGTGATAGTGATAATAAAGCTAAAAAAATTGCAGAAGATATTTGCAATGAACAAAAGAAAAGATTTGACAATAGGTGTCAAATTATTAACTTATATGATAGTCCTTTTGGAAGAATAAAAGAGAGGGAGATAATATGATTATAGATATAATATTTTTAAGCATACTATTCGTATGTGGTGTAGGCTTATTAACATTAGAGTCTTTCAAATGATAGACTTTATAATTTTAACAGGCGTATTTATTTTATTAACAACAGTTGCTATTGTGTGGTGGCAACATATTAAATAGGAGATAACAATGAAACTTAAACAAGTATTAGAAATACAAAAAATATTAGATAAAAGAAAATTACCTATTGACATGTACTCTAACATGGAGTATTATAGTGAAAGTCGTGATGAATGGATAGACATTATGGAATTAGATATTGTTCATGCTATAAGAATATTAAGAAAATTTATTAGAGGAGATTACAATGAGCAATCAACACAATGAAAAAGAATTTGAAAAGATAATGCAGGAAGTAGAACAGCTAGACCAAGAGGGTATGCTTGAAGCAGATGTTCAAACTGTAGCTAGGGTTTATGGATTGCATGAAGATGATGATAGAGATGATATATTATTCTTTATTGCAGAAAACTTATATGAAAATGGGGTGGTAGAATGACACAATATAAAGATAAAGTTGAAGCACAAAAAGAAAAACTAGAACAAGAAAAAATAGATAACTCAATTACATCTATAGATTGCAGGTATGAAAATGGTAAATGGACAAAAATGATTACTTGTTATGGTAATGGTAAACAAGTCACAGAATATAGAGATAAAAGAAAAAAGGATAAGATAGAATGGCGATAAGAAAAAAAATAATAAAAGCTATAGAGCATGTTAAAAAGGTCACATCACAAGGCACAGGAGGTCGTTCAAGGCGTATTAAAATATCAACCAAACATATGAACAAAAATAAAAAGCGTTCATATAAATCATATAGAGGGCAAGGAAGATGAGAGTATTAATTAAATCATATGGTAATGTTTCCATATTTTATTGTAAAATGTTAGGGTTTAAAAGGTATTATGTTTCATGGAGAAATGGAACACTTGAAACCTATTCAGGTTTATGGTATAATGAAGAACAAGTAATTAAATTAGTGGAGGATAGATTACTATGAATATATTTTATTTTGATGATAGTCCAATAGTTTCAGCAGAAGCACAACCTGATAAAATGCTAGTAAAAATGCCACTAGAAACAGCACAGATGTTATGCACAGCACATAGAGAGTTAGATGGCGATGAGTATGCTGATGAAGTAGGTTTATACAAAAGAGCCTATTGGAATCACCCATGCACAGTATGGGCAAGAGAATGTAGTCAAAATTATTCATGGTTATATGCACATTTCTTAGCATTAGGTATGGAATACACTTATAGATATGGTAAAGAACATGCAAGTATTATTAAATTAGCTAAACCTTTAATGCAATTTCCAAAAAATATAAGACAAGGAGCTATGACACCACCTGCACAAGCTATGCCTGATGAGTACAAAAATGATGACCCTATCAAAGCATACAGAGATTATTGTACCCATGAAAAACACTATGCTAAATGGGAAAAAGGTAGAGCTAAACCTGATTGGTGGACATTGGAGGTCGCATGAAAGCTACACTAACACGAAAAGAATATAAAGAGTTTAATACTTATGTTGATTTTTTAAATGCAAAACATGACATAAGCATACCCCATACTGTTGAAAAGATTGGGGATAAGTTTCTAGTAGAAATGCTAGATAACATTGATGTAAATAAATTAGATAATTTACTTGACATTGATGTTGATTTGTTGTATAATGCAACACAAACAAACGCCAAAAGGAGGTAACTATGGCAGTAATAGAAGGAAAAGCTTACTGGGCTTCAGTAACTACACCAAACACTACTTTTGAACCTGTATATACAGTAGATTTAGTTGTGAATGATGAAGTTGCAAATGATTTTGAGGCTCGTGGCTTTAAAGTAAAAGACTTATCCATAAAGGATGAGCAAGGAGCTTCAACAAATGTTGGAAGAGCTTTAACAATAAAAAGAAAAGTGAATGGTCCAAATGGCATGGTTAGAAATGCCCCTAAACTTTTTGATAAAGAGAAGAATCTTATGGATGAAGTCGTAGGAAATGGCTCTAGTGTAAAAGTTCAATACAACGAATGGGAAACCGAAAATAAGTTTGGAACATTTAAAGGTTTAGATTTCCAAGCTATGCAGGTTCTTGATTTAGTTCCTTTAAAATCTCAAGATGGAGCAGAGCTAGACCCTTATGGGGATGGCGAGGAGTTTTAATATGATTGTAACTATTAACAACGAAAATGGAACAACTAAATATGATGTTTCAAAAGTTAATGCTGAAAATCTTAGAACTCAAGCTACTGTATTAATAAATAAAGTAGGCACGATTGAGGTTATATTAGAAGCTTTAAACTTTACCAGTTCTACACACAGGGCAAATCTAGAAGCCCTCTTACAAGATTGTCCTGAATCTTTGGTAGAGAATAAAGAAGAAGAAGTCACAGAAGAAACAACAGATTCTGAAGACTAATTCGTATCTCCAAGTGAGAGACTGTGTAAAACCTAGATTAAATTCGGGGTAGCAGTCTCTCCATTTTAATTCAATGAGGGTAAATTATGGAACAGAATAAATTTGTAAAGTATCATGTGTCATGCCATGAGTGTGGCAGTTCTGATGCTGTATCAGTAAATGAGGATGGCTCGGCTAAATGTTTTAGCTGTGGCAAATTTTATAGTAATTACGAAAACAAGGTAACACCAATGGAAAAATATAAACAACCAACTACCATTGTAAATCCACACGGAGGTATATTTGGTAAATTAGTTGATAGAAATATCACAAAAGAAACAGCAGAAAAATATGGAGTGAAAGTTATTTATGACTCGAATGGTCAAATGGCTCAACATTTATATCCTTTTTATATAAACAATGAGCAATGTGCTACAAAGACTAGGTATGTAAAAGACAAAAGATTTTCTTTTAATGGTTCTATACAAGGTTCTGGATTGTTTGGACAAAATTTGTTTAAAGAAGGTGGCAAGTATTTAACTATTACAGAGGGAGAATGCGATGCTATGGCAGCCTTTGAATTGCTAGGGAGCAAATGGGCTTGTGTAAGTATCAAGAGAGGAGCTTTATCTGCAGTTAAAGACATAAAAGAAAGTTTAGAATATGTAGAAAGTTTTGATAATGTAGTATTATGTTTTGACAAAGACAAGCAAGGACAAGAAGCTGCACAAAGAGTAGCTACGATTTTAAAACCGGGTAAAGCAAAGATTGTAACATTACCTAATGGCTACAAGGATGCAAATGATATGCTCAAACAAGGTAAACATAAGGAGTTTACTACAGCTTGGTGGGGTGCAAAACTTTATACTCCTAGTGGCATTATCAAAGTATCTGATAAGAAAAAATCTTATTTAGATAGAGAAAGAAAAGAAAGCATACCTTTCCCTTGGCAGGGATTAAATAAAAAGTTATATGGTTTAAGGCAGGGAGAACTCGTAACTCTTACTGGTGGCACAGGACTAGGTAAGTCTAGTGTCACTAGGGAGTTAGAGCATTGGCTTATTAATCAAACAAAAGATAATGTAGGTGTAATTGCATTGGAAGAAGATTGGAAAAGAACAGTAGATGGTATACTTTCCATTGAAGCAAACGCAAGACTTTACATTGACCAAGAAAGAGAAAAGTTTTCTAAAGAAACTATTATGCAAATGTTTGATAAAGTATTTGAGGAGGATAGGGTATTCATTCATGCACACTTTGGCACTAATGAGATAGATGACATCTTTGCAAAGCTTAGATATCTTATAGTTGGTTGTGATTGTAAGTGGGTTGTGGTAGACCATTTACATATGCTTGTTAGTGCTGTGCATGAGGGAGATGAACGAAGAGCTATTGATTCTATTATGACTAGACTTCGTAGCTTGGTTGAAGAAACAGGAGCAGGACTAATACTTGTATCACATCTAAGAAGAGTT